CACTAGCACGTTATCACGCAGCTAATCTTCCAGAACTATTCGAGAAGATTACACGGAACAGTATTGGTATGGATGATTATCTCAATCAATTTTGGGATAGTCCTTCGACAAACTCCAATTATCCACCTTACAATCTAATTCAGGTGAATAATGTCGAAAGCAGACTGGAGATCGCACTCGCTGGCTTCAAGAAGGATGAAGTCAAAGTCTATACGGAGTTTGGAAAACTATATGTCGAAGGCATCAAGGAAAACAAGGAAGCAGATGCAACGTTTGTCCATAAAGGACTGGCCAGCAGGTCTTTCACTAGGGTCTGGCAAATCACAGATGATACCGAAGTACGAGATGTACGATTCGGAGATGGACTATTGGTAGTTGAACTTGGTAAGGTGGTTCCAGACCATCATGCTCGTAAAGATTATCTTTAAGGAGGTGTATCATGAAACTCACTACTCCATTCAGCGTTATTAAAAACGCTATAAGTGACATCCGAAGGATGCACGACTTCAACTACAATCTTCCCAAAGACAATTATTGGGAAGAAGAATGTAGAATTCATCCGACTAACTCACATTGTTTAGTTTATTGTGACTAAATATAACTGAATATCGTCGCCGTGTTATGGGGTGTACTGGCAAAATCCAGTTGACACCCCATTTTATTGGCTATATAATAACCACAAAGACATACTGCTATGATTAAATTAGGTGTCATAAAGACTGGAGAGCAAATAATTGCCAAGGTTGAAGAGATGATACTAGAAGATAAAGTTGTTGGATACTTCTTTATTAGACCTTGTATTGTTAATACCTCAGCACCAAAAATTGAAGAGTCTGAGGATGGTCAAGCTAAGGGAGCATCATTTGATATTCGGTTATCACCGTGGATTCCTTTAGGTAAAGGAACTAGATTTCCAGTACCCTTGGATTGGATCGTAACCTTTATAGATCCTGTTGATGAATTAAATCAAATGTATACAAGGGATATTCTTCAAGAGACTGAAGACACACAAGAACAATCAATTGTACTAACTGACGAATGTGAGGACTGTTAAATGGCAGAAGAACTTAAACCACAAGTAATTGTATTTCACACTGGTGGAACAGTTATATCTAAGATAGAAGAGGTAGGAGCAGATATCGGTGAACCCGATTGTAAGTTAATTGAACCTTTTAATCTTATACCTCAACCTAATGGCAATGCAACACTAGAACCTTGGTTGGGTGAATTGACAGGTCAGAATGAATTTATGATTTCTTCTGAAAAAATCTTGACTATTGCAGAACCTCTTGGTAAAATACTAGACGTATATAACAGTTTGACAAAGTAAATGAGGTTCTATACGAACGTTCAGATGGTTGGGGACAACTTCTTGGTTCGTGGTTATGAAGATGGAAAACACTTCGCAACCCGTGAGAAGTTTTACCCAACCCTTTTTGTTGAATCCCCTAAAAAGAAGACTAACTATAGAACTCTTGAGGGGCAGCAGGTAGCACCTATTAAACCTGGAACTGTTCGTGAGACTAGAGAGTTTATAAAGAAGTACGAACCTGTACCAGGTTTTGATGTGTATGGTAATGAGAGATTTATTTACCAGTACATCTCAGAGAAGTATCCTGAAGATGAGTTGAAGTTTGATATTAGCAAGATTAAATTGGTAACAATTGATATTGAGGTTAAGTCAGAACAAGGATTCCCTGATGTAGAATCTGCTTCTGAAGAGATACTTCTTATATCAATTCAGGATTATTCAACTAAAGAGATTATTACTTGGGGTAATGGTCCTTTTAAAACGCATAAGGATAATCTATACTATAAGCAATTTAATAACGAGTATGATCTACTAAATGATTTTATTAATTGGTGGATGATAGAGGAGAATACTCCAGAGGTTATTACTGGTTGGAATAGTAAGTTGTATGATATTCCATATATTGTTCGTAGGATAGAACGTATTCTTGGTGAGAAGTTAATGAAGCGTATGTCACCTTGGGGATTGGTGACTGAGGATGAAGTTTATATTGCTGGTAGAAGACAGATTGCATATGACATTGGTGGTATATCACAGTTAGATTATCTTGATCTTTATAAGAAGTTTACTTATAAGGCACAGGAGTCTTATAGGTTGGATTATATTGCTAGTGTAGAACTTGGTCAGAAGAAGTTAGACCATAGTGAATTTGACACATTTAAAGACTTCTATACAAAGGGGTGGAAAAAATTTGTAGAGTATAATATAATTGACGTGGAACTTGTTGACCGTATGGAAGGCAAGATGAAATTGATCGAACTCGCACTCACTATGGCATATGAAGCCAAGGTGAATTACGAAGACGTTTTTTATCAAGTTCGTATGTGGGACACGATCATTTATAACTATCTAAAGAAGAGAGGTATTGTTATACCTCCTAAAATTAAGACTGATAAAAACGACAAGTATGCGGGGGCGTATGTCAAGGAACCGAAACCAGGACGCTATGATTGGGTTGTCTCTTTTGACCTTAATAGCCTGTATCCTCATCTTATTATGCAATACAATATCTCGCCCGAAACACTCAGGGAGGTTAGACATCCCAGTGCAAGCGTTGAACGGATTTTAAATAAAGAGTGTGAGTTTGACGGTGAGTATTCTGTCTGTGCAAATGGAGCACAATATAGGAAGGATATTCGTGGGTTCCTTCCCGAACTTATGGATAAGATGTACGGAGATCGTGTGATCTTCAAAAAGAAAATGTTAGAGGCAAAGCAAGCTTATGAGAAGACCCCCACTGAGGCACTGGAGAAGGAAATTGCAAGGTGCAACAACATCCAAATGGCGAAAAAGATCTCTCTTAATTCTGCTTATGGTGCTATCGGCAATCAGTACTTCAGGTATTATAAATTAGCGAATGCAGAAGCTATTACTTTATCTGGGCAAGTCTCTATTCGATGGATAGAGAATAAGATGAATGCCTATTTGAATAAACTTATGAAAACAGAGGAGGTTGATTATGTTATTGCTTCAGATACTGATTCCATTTACCTTAATTTGGGTGATTTGGTTGAAACTGTATACAAGGGGCGAGAGAAAACTACTGAGGGCGTTGTTCGGTTCCTTGACCAGGTGTGTGAAACTAAACTTGAACCTTATATTGAAAGTTCTTACCAAGAATTGGCAGGGTACGTCAACGCCTATGCCCAAAAGATGCAAATGAAGCGAGAGAATATCGCTGAACGTGGTATTTGGACTGCTAAGAAAAGATATATTCTTAATGTATGGAATAGTGAAGGGGTTCAGTACAATGAACCTAAGTTAAAGATGATGGGTATTGAAGCAGTTAAGTCTTCAACACCAGCACCTTGTCGTACTATGATTAAGGAAGCACTCAAATTAATGATGAGTGGAAGTGAGGATGATGTTATTGATTACATCGAAAAGTCTCGTAAAGATTTTAAGACACTTCCACCAGAAGATATCTCGTTTCCAAGATCTGCAAGTAATGTTGAGAAGTATAATGCAGTAAATTCCATTTATGCAAAAGGAACTCCTATACATATACGGGGGGCTTTGCTGTTTAACTATTATGTCAAGAAGAAAAAGTTAGACAACAAGTACTCACTCATCAATAATGGTGAGAAGGTTAAATTTTGTTATCTTAAATTACCCAATCCCATTCATGAGAATGTGATGTCATTTATTCAAGACTTCCCTAAGGAACTTGAATTGAACAATTATGTCGATTACGACCTACAATTTGAGAAGTCTTTTCTTGAACCTCTCAAAGCGATTCTTAATGCGATTGGTTGGAGTGTAGAAAAAACTGCGACGCTGGAGGCGTTTTTTACCTAATGGAATTACCTGTAGATGACAAAGAGTTGGCTACCATTATAAGTGCTTTACACTTAGGTGGTGACACAGCACTTTATCAGAAGTTGAAGATTGTAAAGGAGACTAGAGATGAAAATCCTGGTGGTCCTTACAAGAAAATTATCAGGGAGCAATACGGCATGGTCTTTTAGTATAAATGATGGTATAATATCATCGTTAATACTAACAACATGCTTGCTACATTAATTCCTCACGGAAACTATCCAGGACTACCACCTCAAGGGCAAATGCTTGCCATTATTATTGGGTTGTTGCTGTTCCTGTTAGGTTATGGTATCTACTTAACCTTTGGTCCAGGTGGTAAAGAGTTTGTTGACGCAATTGATGAACATGCTAAAATGCATGAACTAGGAATTGCTCATACTCATAAGGAAGGCACGGTTCGTGCAATAAGAGCAAAAGAAAAAAATAATGAGGAATCATAATGGATTTTTTGAAAGAGATTGTAAAAGAGATTGGAGATGAGTACACACAACTCGCCAAAGACATCGACGACACCGAATCTTACATTGATACAGGTTCGTTCATTTTTAATAGCTTGCTATCAGGTAGCTTGTTTGGTGGTGCGAGTCGTAACCGTATTACCGCCATTGCTGGCGAGAGCAGCACTGGTAAGACTTTTTTCTCCCTCGCAATGGTTAAGAACTTCCTTGATACTTATCCTGATAGTTATTGTCTCTACTTTGACACTGAAGCCGCAGTTAATAAAGGATTACTTGAATCTCGTGGGATTGACCTAAATAGGATTGTGGTGGTGAATGTAGTCACCATAGAAGAGTTTAGATCAAAGGCGTTAAAGGCAGTTGATATATACTTAAAAAAATCTGAAGAGGATCGCAAACCCTGTATGTTTGTGTTAGACTCTTTAGGAATG